CCCTTGTTACCATGACATTACCAAACTCACAGGAGACATTCTGGCCAGAGACGGAATTGCCGTTGATGTCATCACGGGCGGCTTCCCGTGCCAGGACATTAGCGTTGCAGGAAAGCAGGCAGGAATCGGCGAAGGAACACGAAGCGGATTGTGGAGTGAATGTTTACGTCTCATTGGCGATTTACGACCACGATACGCAATCTTTGAAAACTCATCAAACCTGCTTATTGGCCCAACAGACAGGCCAGGGGCTTGGTTTAGCAGAATACTCGGAGACTTGGCCTCGATCGGGTATGATGCGGAGTGGCACTGCATACCAGCTTCATATATTGGAGCATGGCACAGGCGGGACAGAGTTTGGCTACTTACCTACCCCGATCAAATCGACGGCAAGCGGCGCAGCGAAAAACCGTTGGTTTCTAAACGAGAATTACAAAAGCAACCTGCACGAGTTTTTAAGGAATGGCCCGGACGATCCGAAGCATGTGAAGCCGGAATTTTGCGAGATGTTGATGGGGTTCCCGATCGGTCACACAGAGTTGCAGCCCTCGGCAACGCCGTAGTTCCTCAGATTCCAGAACTGATTGGGAATGCAATTCTCAATTCAATTCGGAGCGCAGAATGAGCAAGCTGCGGGTTCTAGATTTATTCTCAGGAATCGGCGGCTTTAGCCTTGGCCTTGAGCGGACAGGCGGATTTGAAACCGTCGCCTTCTGTCAAATTGAACCATTTCCCCGCAAAGAAGGCTAAACCATGACCAAGACACAAGACGCCATCAGCCCGACAGCCGAGCGCCGCGCTCACGGCGGCGTCCATGCGCCAACCGCCGATGACCGATCGGCAAAAGCCCGCCCGTACGTCACAGAAGAAGCCATCCATGACACCATGCTTTCTAAAGGGTTAATCACCCGGCCCGAGTGGGAGGCGGTCAACAAATTCCGCGCGATTTACGAGCTGGCCAACGGCTCCGGCGTGAGGGCGCAAGCATGGGATCCCCCAATAAGAGGGTCGCAAATGGCAATCAGTGACCGCCAAGCTCTCGCAAAACTCAAAGTGGCAAGGTGGTCGCACGATTTGGCTGCGGAGCTTTACGGCGCTCTAACTAGCATTTGCGGCCATGGAAAAACGCGAAGCCGCTGGGCTGTGGATCGAGGCCATCACCCTGACAGCGGACGCGTGGTGCTGTTGTGCGCCATCCAACAATTTTGCAAAAGCTGCACTTGACACTTGGTGACCTTGTGATAGGGAAATAGCTATTATCCCTATTTTAATGCTTGCGGAGGCTTGAAAAATGCCTGACCGGCGAATCGCGTTCTACGAAAACGCGCGCACAACCACACGCGGCATAAAAGAAATAAACCCAGCCCATTTCCGGGCATACCATCGCCAGGACGATGACTTGACCTACACGTTGGACTACTCCGGCTGGTTAGGATCAGAGACAATTAGCTCGGTCACCCGCACCGCCCAAGGCCCGACAGTGACCGGCACAAGCAACACGACAACGCAGGTGTCGCAACGGCTCAAAGGCCAAGGCTACGTCGATATCTATATCACCACATCAGGATCGCAGGTGCTCACAAGCAGGATTGACGTCAAATACCCGGCGGAAGAATGGTCCGGCACATGGGATTATGGACGAATGCGGTGAACCCATCAAAGAACGAAAAAGGCCAGTTTGTGCTAGGTCATCCTGGAGTTGGTGGCCGCCCGGCTGGCTCTCGCAATAAGCTAGGCGAGGCATTCATCCAAGATTTGTACGAGCATTGGCAGAAAAACGGCCCGGCCGCGCTGCAAGGTTGCCTCGAGGAAAGCCCGGCGCAATACTGCCGTGTAGTCGCCAGCCTCTTGCCCAGGGACGTCAACCACAATATCAACCAGTTGGATGCCGTGAGTGACGATGACATCGCCGTTGGCCTCGCTGCCATCAGAGCGGCTAGAGCTTCTGGAGCAACAGTTCGTCGATCAGACAAAAAAGAGAAAAGCCCGCAACTCGTTAATTGATTTTACAGAATACACCTACGCCCGTTATCGCACTGGCTCGCATCACCGCATAGTTGCCGATCAGCTGGAGCGCGTCATGAGACGCGACATTGACCGGCTTATGCTTTTGTTGCCGCCTCGACATGGCAAGACCGAGCTGGCATCTAGGCGATATCCCGCATACTGCCTTGGCAACTATCCAACGCGGCAAATCATAGCCGCCAGTGCGTCAGAGAGTTTTGCCAACGACGTGGGCCGCGAAGTTCGAAACCTTATCCGGTCTGAGGAATACGGCCGTATATTCCCACGCTTGCAGCTATCCGATGATAGTCAAGCGTCTGGGCGCTGGCACACCAAGCAAGGCGGAATATTTTACGCGGTGGGTGTCGGCAGCCAAATCCTCGGCAAAGGCGCGGATGAATTTATCATTGACGACCCGTTTGGGTCGATGGCTGACGCTCAAAGCGAGCTGGAACGCAAGGCGGTCCGGGAATGGTACCAAGGCAGCGTGTACAACCGCCTGCAGCCTGGCGGCGCGATAATCCTCATAAACCACCGAATGCATGAGGAGGACCTGTCAGGCTATCTCATTGATCAACAGCGGGCGGGCGGCGATAAATGGGAAATAGTTGAGCTTCCAGCAATACAAGACGATGGCAGCGCATTATGGCCGGAGGCGTATCCGGTCGAAAGCTTGGAGCGCATCAAGGCTAACAGCCTGCCGCGCTTTTGGTCGGCACTATATCAACAAAACCCGCAACCAGATGACGGCACGTACTTCAAGAGAGATTGGTTCCGCCGCTATGACGATCGGCCAGAGAAGCTCACGTACTGGGGTAGTTCTGATTTCGCGGTTACTGAAGGCGATGGGGACTATACAGAGCACGCAGTATGGGCTGTGGACTCATCATCGAACATATACGCTATTGATTGGTGGAGAGGCCAGACAGACGCAAGTGTGTGGATTGAAAAGTGGCTGGACCTGTCCGCAAAGTACAAGCCTATCACATGGTTTGCCGAGGGCGGTGTCATACGACGGGCAATCGAGTCTCCACTAAGACGCCGCATGGATGAGCGCCGCATTTGGGTCACCATCGAATGGGTGAACAGCATCCACGACAAGGCCACACGGGCAAGAGCGTTCCAATCGCTTTCAGCTAATGGCAAGGTGCTATTTCCAAATACGCCTTGGGCCGGGGACGTGCTAGATCAGCTTGTGCGATTTCCGGCTGGCAAGTACGATGACGCTGTTGACGCGTGCAGCTTGATAGGCCGCGCCGTTGATGAGACGATCCCGGCGTATATCAGCAAGGCCGTCACCAGGCGCAGGCCAACGGATGGCTACGCTAGGCCACAACATACAGGTGGGTATAAGACGGCATGAACCGGACCCAGGAATGTGTTGGCGGCGGCAATGATTGTCGCAGGATATAGCCTCCCATTTGGGCGGCACGTAAGGACAAATCACACTGGCAACTCCCGACACTGGATCCTCAAGCGAGGCGTCCAACGCAAAAAGATCGTCTGATGAGTACCACAGCGACGTCAAGCGTAAGTTTGCGCGCGCCATGGACTTGGCCGAACAAGCCCGCAAAGAGACGCAAATCGACGTTGACTACTATCACTCGCAACAATGGACGGCGACAGAGAAATCAATCCTAAACGACCGCAAGCAGCCCGCAATCACCTTCAATAGAATCAAGCCAGCCGTGAACGGCATCATAGGTGTAATCGAGCGCGGCAAGACCGATCCGAAGGCATGGGGCCGCAATCCGCAGGACGAATCCGCAGGCGAGGTAGCCACGGACTCGTTGCGTTACGTTGCAGACCTCAACAGGTTTCAAACGATCCGCTCAAACTGCTTCCGTGACATGCTCATTGAGGGCATCTGCGGCGCGGTCATCGAGGTTGACGAAAAGCGCGAAGTTCGTATCAACAAGATCAGGCCAGAGCATTACTTTTACGATCCCTATAGCCGGGAGCCGGACTTCAGCGACGCGCGCTATGACGGTCTAGCAAAATGGATGGACGAGGAGGACGCGGTTGCCTTCGCCGAAATCCTGACCCCGGGCTCCGGCAAGCTAATACCATCAAGCCTCGACGGATCCATGACGGCAACAGAAACACACCAGGACCGGCCCATGAACGGCTGGGCATGGGCTGACGGCAAGAATAGGCGCGTCATGGTTGTTGATATGTATCATCGCCGTGGGCCGGAGTGGATGCGCTGCGTATTTGTTTCCGGCGGAATCATATTCTCGGGGCCAAGCGAATATCGCGACGCTGACGGCAAGGCTATCAAGCCGATCGTCTGCCAGTCTGCCTATGTCGACCGTGAGAACTGCCGCTATGGCGTGGTGCGCGATATGCGAGGTCCGCAGGATGCGATCAACAAGAGCCGATCCAAGCGCGTGCATTTGTTGAATGTCAGACAGGCCCGTGTGTCGCGCAGGCTTGACGACGTTGACGCGGTACGGGCGGAGCTGGCCAAGCCTGACGGCATCATTCAGGGCGACGCAGGCGAAGTCGAGATTCTCAACACGCAACAATACGCGCCTGAGTTTGCAGATCTTGAGCGTGAGGCAAAGCAAGAAATGGAGCGCATGGGGCCAAACCCCGGCGTGCTAGGCCGTGACGTGCAAGGCCAATCGGGCAGAGCTATCCTCGCACAACAGCAAGCCGGGCTAATTGAGTTGGCTCCATTGCTGGGTTCATTCGACGATTGGACGCTGCGTGTGTACCGCGCCATATGGGATCGGGTTAAGCAGTTCTGGGACGCGCCGCAGTATATCCGTGTCACTGACGACGAAAACGCACCCAAGTTTGTCATGATCAATCAGCCGGTGATTGACCCAAACACGGGTCAACAGGCAATCGACCCACGCACCGGTCAACCGGCAGTCCGGAATAATCCGTCCCAGATGGACGTTGACATCATCATCGATAGCACGCCTGACACGGCGACTATCGCAGAAGAGCAATTCCAACGCCTGACAGAGTTGGTGCAAGCGGGCGTTCCGATCCCTCCGGATGCGCTCATTGAGGCGTCGAGCCTGCCAAGAAAGAAAGCGATACTGGACAAGCTCAAAGCACCGGAGGGGCCACCACAGCCAAGCCCGCAAGAGCTTGAAATGCAGGCCAAGCAGCAATCGGCACAGGCGCAAATGCAGATGGACGAGCAAATTGCACAACAGCGCCTGGAACTTGACAGGTGGAAGGCGCAGCAAGACAACGGCCTGAAGCGTGAGCAGATGGCCTTGGATTTTGGCTTGCAGCAAGAGCAAATGGCGCATGACGCGACGATGGCAGAGTCCAAACTACGCACCGAGATGCAGCTTAAGTCTGTGTCTGTAGACCATGAGATGAAGCTTAAGCGCATCACGGCCAACCATAAGGCCGACGGTCAAGAAATTGGCATGGCAGAGAGGCCCAAGAGGCGGCTTCGCAAGGTCAAGGTGAACCGTGACGCCATTGGCCGCCCTGACACATACGACATTAGCGACGAAGACGTGATCGAAGGCGAGACGCTGCAATGAGCATATCCTTTGGCGGCTTCGACTTCGCGCGCCGCAAAGGCCCGCAGATGCACATCACAGAATCGTATGTCTGCAGTCCGCCTGCGCTGACGATCACCGATGAGACTGGCGCTGTATGGGTGCTCGGCATGACCGGCGGCATATCACGCGGTGAATTCGAATTTGACGTATTGCGCAACGGCTTTCCCGTTGGGGAGGCGGCGAACCGCATCGAGCGGCGCAATGGCAAGATTTACATTTTCGGCCCTGAAGGGCGCAAAGCCTGGAATGGGCGTTCATTCCTCTAGATAGAGAAGGTCTAAACTTATGGCTCATGAATATACAGTTGGCGGCGGCGCGATTGCAGTTGCTGCCGGTGTCAATACACTTGTCGCGCTCATGCCGGGTGCGGCGGCAACCACGCCTCCAATCGAACTTCGCCGCGCGTGGATGGCGCAGGCGGTGAACGCAACGAGCGCACAGACGCGCGTCCAGCTCACGAGCAAGGCAGCGGCGTTGCAGTCCGCCATGACGGCAAAGACGCCAGAAAGGCTGAAGCGGTACGAGTCTGTTTCGATCCTTCTTGGTGCGACTGCCCCGGCAGCGACAGGCACAGCTTCAATCGGCAACGCAACTGTGACAGAGGGCGCTGGCGCTCAAACGGCAATCATCGACGACTCATTCAACAATCTCAACGGCTGGCTATGGGTGCCAACGCCGGATGAGGTCATCATCTTCCCAGCTGGCGGCGCTGTAGCGGCATGCCTGTTCCTGCCCGTAGCGCCTTCCGTTACGACATGGAGCTTTGGCTTGTGCTATGCCGAGCGCTGATAGGTGGCAGTAAGTCACGTATTCTCAAACACAGTAGCTAATGCCACTGGCACGGTGACCATTTGGAATGGCGCGACGACCTCAAGCGTCTTCGCGACCAATCTTGTTCGTCCTGGTGATTGGAACAGCGCGCACAATCAGCTGATGACGATCTCCGGCAATACTGCCGGGTCAAGCACAATGTCGGGCACTAACATTGTGTTTGGCGGGACAAATGGCATCTCACTATCTGCATCGAGTGCTGCCGGTGCTGCCACGATGTGGATTAGGGGATGGCCGCATGTTAGTTTCTACCAGAACATGGACGTTATGCAAACCGATACACAATCAATCGCAGCGGGGTCTACTAGCGTTGCTGTGATGTTCGAGATTGCGGCACCAATATCAGCAAGCTTTATCAGAATACCGTGCAGTTTTAGTATCTTCAGCGCCATTCAGGGGAC